GCATGCACATATAGATGGGTCAGTGAGACAAGTAAAATGATAGAATTTAAGCAATTCATAACAGAAGCCAAAGATGATGGCAAAGTAAAGCATATCCACCATCCAGAGGATAGACCATTAATCGATGGTAAGAAGGGTTTTGAACATGCTATGGGCGTCTTACATCAAGCTTCTGAACATGTAGCTAAAGGTAAGAATGATTCAAGCATGACGATGAAGTATGATGGCTCACCAGCTATAGTGTTCGGTCATGATCCAAAGACAAAGAAGTTCTTCGTAGCTTCCAAGTCAGCATTCAATAAGAACCCAAAGATCAACTATACTCCTGAAGACATCGAACGAAACCATGGCCATGCTCCAGGTCTAGTAGAGAAACTTAAGGATGCATTAGCACACTTACCTAAGATCGCACCTAAAGAAGGTGTATTTCAAGGTGACTTGATGTTTAGTGGTAAAGATGTGGTTCATAATCAAAACGGGTCAGCATCATTCACACCAAATACAATCACATACTCTGCACATGGTACAGAAGCACATGCGGTCAAGAAAGCTAAACTTGGTGTGGTCGTCCATACTCAATACAATGGCAGAAACCTTGCAGACATGAAGGCATCACCACAATTAACACATAAGTTTAAGACACATACTGACGTATGGAACAAGTCTGCAGTACACAATTCTAACATAACAAACTATGCACCAGCTGACCAACTTAAGTTTAATAAACATATGGAAGCTGCACAAAAGATCCATACAGAAGGTGGTAAGCAGATGTATACTGCTACTGAACAGCATCAAGGTGAAGGTGGTCATCTAGCTACGTACATCAACCAAACAGTTCGTAACGTAGCAAAGCCTACCGCACAAGGATTACAGCAACATATCATGGATAAGTCTCAGATCGTTCAATCAAGACTTAAGACTGCTGATAAAGCCAAAGAGAAACAACAGTCAGCTCAAGCTGAAGTCAACTATATCCAAAAGAACCGAGAACACTATGACAACCTATTAAAGATGCATCAACACCTTGCTGCAGCAAAGAACGTATTAGTGCATACGCTTAACCAACATCCTGGAACCCTCAGCCATCATATCGATGGTAAAGAGACGCATCCAGAAGGTTACGTAGTAACACATAAGAATGAACCTACAAAGTTAGTAAACAGAGCAGAGTTCAGTAGAGCAAACCTAATGAAAGTGAGGAAACCAAATGTTAACGTTTAAAGAATACTTAAAAGAAGACAAATACAAATCAGAGACTGGTGGATTGACTCGTGCTGGTGTAGATAAGTATAACAGAGAGAATCCTGGAAGTAACTTAAAGATGGCTGTGACAACTCCTCCATCAAAATTAGACCCTAAAGGTAAAGCTGCAGGAAGACGTAAGTCGTTCTGCGCTCGTATGGGCGGAGTTAAAGGTCCTATGAAGGATGAGAACGGTAAACCAACAAGAAAAGCATTAGCCTTAAGGAAATGGAATTGTTAAACTTTAAAGAATACATCACAGAAGACAAAGACCCACAGAAGCATCATGTGATGGCGTTTGGTCGTATGAACCCTCCAACTTCTGGCCATATGGCAGTAATTAACAAAGTTCATGATGTTGCTAAGAAACAAGGTGCAGAACACACTGTAGTGACTTCACACAGCCATGATCCTAAGAAAAACCCATTGTCTCCTCAACAAAAGAAGAAACACCTTAAACGATTTGCACCAGGTACAAACTTTAAGTCATCCTCTGCAGAGCATCCAACTATCCTACATCACGCAGCAGAACTACATAAAAAGGGTGTTACACACCTACATGTAGTGGTAGGATCAGATCGTAAGAAAGAGATGCATACATTATTGCATAAGTATAATAACAAGAAGTCTAGTCACGGTCACTATAACTTTAAGAAGATAACTGTACACTCTGCAGGTCAAAGAGATCCTGATTCAGAGGGTGCAAGTGGAGTATCAGGTACTAAACAAAGAGAGCATGCACGTACTGGTAACTATGCGGCGTTCCGCAAGGGTGTACCAGAACACGTATCGCATGCACATGCTAAAGAATTGATGCACGACGTACAACATGGAAGCAAATAAAATTGACAGATTTAAATGAACTATTTAAGATCGTATCTGAAGGCAAAAAGCAATACGAAGAGACTGATCCAACCGGTCAAAAGATCAAGCGTGTTAAAGAACATGTTAAGGAAGATCTAAACTCATTATTCTCACAATTAGTATCACTTAAAGAAGACTTAGAAAAAGAATTAGTAGTAGAAGAAGCTAAGTTAGAACCACCAATGATAACTGAGGAGATCCCTGCTCAGCCAGTTATCCATACACCAGAAGTCAGAGCAAAACAAGTCGATGCAGACGTTGACAAATATCTGACAGACAAATCATTTCAACAGCCAAATCCTGATCTAGTAACTAAGAACATCGATGATATCCGCAATAAGATTAAGTTTTTAGAGCAAGCCATTGGTCGTGTTGCTGCTGCCGGTCCAGGTGGCGGTGAAGTTAACCTCAGATATTTAGATGACGTAGATCGTTCAACTATCACAGATGGTTGGTATTTAAGATATAGCGCATCAAAGAAAAAATTCGAATTTGCTGAAGTCATTTCAAGTGGTGGAAACGGAGCTACTGGTCCTGCTGGAGCAACTGGAGTTACAGGTTCAAGCGGAGCACAAGGTGCTTCAGGATTAAATGGTTCTACTGGTCCAACAGGAGCTAGCGGAGTAAATGGTTCAACTGGACCGACAGGATCTACCGGTGTTAATGGAGCTAGTGGTGCACAAGGTGCATCGGGGGTATATACAATAAATACAGTATTAGTAACAACTTCAACTTATACTGTAGCAAGTAATGATTATTATATAGGTATTAATAGAGCAGGAACAGTTACTATAACATTAACTACGCCATCTAATGGAACACGACTAATCATTAAAGATGAATCTGGTAATTGTTCTATTTATCCTATTACAGTATTAGGTACAGTAGATAATGATGCAGATGGATTTATATTACAAACAGATAACGGAGCGATTGAATTGATATATCGTTCTGGATGGAGAATAATCTAATGACATATTTATTTAACGATATACAAAAAGTTAGTAAAGATGAAAACGTTAATAGTGATACAAATAGAGTTTATGTTGATGCTAAAATAACTGATTCAATAACAGTTATTACCACAGAAGAAGCTGGTGATCTATATGCATTCAATAATCATGCAACAAATGCAAATCGCGGTTGGACCATGGACAATACCATGCGTCCTGTAATTAGTTTTCAAAATGGCAGCGCTAATTCTGCAGATATAATTAAAATTATGGAATATGAGATTGGTAATAATAATGCCAATCAAAGTACTATTATATATGAATGGTATGAAGGACCATTGACAATATCGGGGGCTGCTATTCCAGCTTGGACTACATTTGGTGTGCACAGTCAATATCGTGTGTATCAGGATCAATACTCAAGTAACCAAGGTAATACGTTTACTGTTCCTACTGGTACTTATCAAAGACATAGTGGCATTATTATTGGTAAAAATTCTACTAGTGAAGGAAGCCCAGCAAATATGCATGGAGGCGGCAGTCCAAACATGCTAACACTATGTATGAAACGAGTAGATAATGCAACCAAACTTGATATATGGTTTACTTTTACAGTTAAGGAGCTAACATGAAAAAACTAACACTTATTGCAGCATTACTTTTAACTGGTTGTAGCTTCATTATGCCAGTACCGCATGATCCAGCTGAGGCATCAAAACTTATAGATATTAAGCAGAAGGTTGAAACATTAACCTGTGGAGCATCTAAAGATTTCCCAAGATGGCAGTCTACAGTTGATGACATGAGATGGTTGAACATGTATACAGAGTTTAGAGCAGACCCACAGGCTAAAACAATTGAAGAACTATACATCGCGACTCAAAAGGCGAGGGACGGATCAGAAGCATACTGTGAAGCTACCCTTAAACTACAAAAGACTCGTATCCTAGTGATCGAAAAAGCATGGAAAGGCAGATAATATGTCAGTATTAAACGAACTAAGAGCAGCAATGACAGAGCCAGGTATCAAAGGTGCATTGGCCCAACAGTTACATGATATCACAGAACAATACAATGATGGCATCTTAAATGGTGACGAGTTCAGAGACTTGGTTACCCAGATAGGTGACGTAAAAGCTAACGATGATCTTGCAGGAGATGAGATAACTTCAAGATGGGTCGCAAATATTACAAAAGTGATACTCTCGGCTGTATAAATAATAGTAACAGTAATACTTTTATAGATGGATAACAATGAAGAACTATAGACAACTCATAAAGGGTTTGCCTTCCAAGACCGTCATCATGACAGTCGGAAGCTTTAACCCTCCTACCTCGGTCAACGAGATGGCATTCAAACTAGTAGATAAGCTAGTGGAATCCCATAATGCTGACCACATAATCTACGTTACAGAAGACAAGGATAACTTACCTATCGATCGTAAGCTGCACTTCCTTGAGCTCATGTTTGGTGCTATGAACTTTAAGCCATTGAACGAGTCAAACTTAACTTCTGAATTAATTAGATTAAAGAGTAAGTATAAAGATGTCATCGTAGTATCTTCTGAAGATAAAGCCAAGCTATACGAGTCATTACAAGTGGTTACTACAAGCAACGACTTAGACCATTCTAAGATCAAGTCATATGTAACAAAAGGCGACTTTGCCTCATTTAAGAAACAGATGCCTTCTACACTAAGAGAGCTGGATGCTCGTAGGCTGATGAACGAGATGAGACAAGTTACTGGCCTAGAGTTACTCAAAGAAGAAGTCAAGTTTACTGTAGATGCACTTAGAGAGAAGTATTTTAAAGGACAGATCTACCACATAGGTGATATCGTTGAGTCTGCTGGACAACAATACGAGATCATGGATCGTGGTTCAAACTACCTAGTCGTTGTTAATAATACTGGCGACCTATCACGTAAATGGATAAAAGACGTAAAGTTAGTAGAAGCATGTTGGACTGGATATAAACAAGTTGGCACTAAGAAAAAGGGCAGCAGAACAGTCCCTAACTGTGTACCAGAATCTGTATTAAACCCTGCAGATCCACATAAAGACTATGCTGAGAAGAGCAAGACTCTACAAGACTTATCGCGTAACAAAGACGTAGATCAAAAAGCTGTACAACAAAGACGCTTAGATCTAGACAAAGAATATGGTAAACTTAAAGAAGAAGTATTTAGTTATAAAGGCTATGTACCTAAGAACCTTAACAGCGAATTAGTAGAAGCGTTCAAGCTTGCAGCGATAGACTCTAAAGATCCTATAGCAATGCTTAATGCTATCAAAACAACTGATACATACTTACAATTACATGGTAAGATTGGTGATAATCCAGATATCAATCAGCTTAAGACATATAAAGATGCTCATATTAAAGCTACTGAAGCTTTACAAAAGATCGGTGTATACGATGCTGATGAAGATAAACCTGATACTAAGATAGCAAGAAACGTATTAACATATCAAGACTTCATGAAAGCTGGCAAAGAACATGTGCCAGAAAATCCAGAGAAATATGTAGGTGAACCTCATACGACTCCAGGCCATACGTTAGCTACACGTCAACATCTACGTAGACAAAAAGTTAAGTATGTAAATGAAGCAGCATCAGTTACAGACGGAGAAGTAGAAGGACAAGTGGTTACTAAGATTAAACCACTACCGATTGAACTAGCTCCAGCTCCTGATGAACCAGGCAAACAAAGAGGTAAAGGCAATAGTGCTTTCTTTGAGAAGAAGAATAAGAAAGTAGAGAAAGAAGCTCTAGACTACCTTGACTTAGATTCATGGTTAAGACAACAATCACAACAGGCACACGGATAAATATGGATAAATTAATAGCATCTCTTAAAGTAGCATTAGGTAATACATTTACGATGTATTTTAAAGCACACTCATATCATTGGAACGTTGAAGGAATGCATTTTTCTATGTTTCATGACTTCTTCGGCGAAATCTATGAAGACGTATATGGTGCAGTAGATCCTCTTTCAGAAGAACTACGTAAACTTGATGCGTATGCTCCTATTAGTTTAATGGAGATCTATGGTTATAAGACTATCATGGAAGATAGTTCAAAACCAGATACAGCTATAGAGATGGTCATGAATTTATTGGCAGCTAACACGGAAGTATTAAATTGTCTATCACCATTATTTGATGAAGCTACAACACAAAAACAACAAGGTCTTGCAAACTTTATTGCAGATCGTATGGATAGACATAAATTTTTCGAATGGCAACTACAAGCAACACTTAAGAACCTCGGAGCGTAAGAATGAAATCATACAAAGACATGATAAACGAAGTATTAACTAAGTCCACACCAGCGAGTGAATGGATTAAAGACTTTGTCGACTCTGATAATCCTAAATTTACAGGTAAATCTGCAGCTAAACGTAAACAGATGGCACTAGCTGCTTATTATGCTAAACAAAACGAATCTTATGCTGGTTCACAAAATAGTACAGCTATCACTGACATGAACGAAGATCATCTAGTACATGTATCCGATGGTTCTAAGTATGATGAAGTCCCACACCCAAAAGATATTGAACATGTTAAGACTGGTGCAATGCATCATGGTGGTAAATGGGATAGTCATTCAGATAAAGGCGCATTCTTTAAGTTTAAATCGAAAGAAGATGCACAACACTTTGTAAGTCATGTTAACAAATGCCCACATAGAACATGCAATGCAGATTTAACAGAAGCTGTAGAGTATAAAGGTATCGGTACAGATGTAGTTGACAAGAAGAAGAAATTAAATCCACAACCAAATTTTACAACAGATAAAAAACAAGTTAAAGATTTTAAAGAAGAAAAAGATAATAGAGAATATGGCTATGAAGGCGATATGGCTATTTCTCAATTAAAAACTATAATTCGACACTCTGAACACTTAATGGGTATGTTAAAACCTGATACCGATCTACCAGAATGGGTCCAATCTAAAATTACTTTAGCTACTGATTATATGCAAACTGCACATGATTATCTAATGTCAGAAATAAACGAAGAAGTAGAACAGATCGATGAAGGCGAAAACGGTTTAGCAGCAAAAGCTAAGAAGTCTGGTATATCTTTATCTACATTAAAGACTGTATACAAAAGAGGCGTAGCAGCATGGAACTCTGGTCATCGTCCAGGTACAACTCCACAACAATGGGGAATGGCTCGAGTGAATTCATACATCACAAAAGGTTCAGGTACTTATGGTGGTGCTGATAAAGACTTACACGAAGATGCTCGTCTTGACAAAAAAGAATATCATAAAGGCATGAGCGATAGTACAGCTAAGGCTCGTGTTGCACATTGGAAAAATGCTGATAAGTTATCTGATAGTAATCCAAAGGCATATGAACCAGCACCAGGTGATAAGACTGCAAAGACTACACCAAGCGTGCACACTAAAAAATATCATGCTATGTATGGAGAAGCTAAAGTGTATGATCCATTTACAAAGAAGATGGTTCCTACTAAACCAATCAAAGTTCAAGCTGGTGGCGGTGCAACTAGGAACGGAGTTCCAGTTGAGACAGGTCCATCAAAATATAAAGAAAAATTAACTAAAGAAGAAACTATTAATGAGTTAAAAGCCTCTACTCTAAAAAGTTATAGTAATAAATCATGGCAAAAGGGACTAGATGCTGCTTATGATGCTGCACACAATGTTGATAAAGAAAAAAATTACCAATTAGCATCTAAAAGATTTGCTGGTAGTTTTAAAGCTAAATCAAAACTTGATAAAATGAAAGAAGAAGTAGAACAAATCGATGAGTTAGATAAAAAGACAATAGGTTCTTACGCTAAGAAAGCAACTAAAGATCTTAAATGGCAACAAACAATGAGACCATTTGACGCTAAGCGTATTAGTAATAGAGAAAAAGGTATTGATAAAGCTATTGACAAATTAACTAAAGAAGATGTACAGATCGATGAGTTATCTAAAGGATTAGTTGCTAGATACGCAAATAAAGTAGCAAAAACTACACAAACTAATTATGATAAATCTAAAGATAAATTTCAATTCTCATCAGGTAGACAAGATGGAATGAAAAATGCAGTTAAGAGATTAACTAAAGAAGAATCAGAACAAGTCGATGAGTCTAGTCTTCATCGTCAACACTTTCAAATGGTAGCTGATCTTATTAAAGGTCATGAATCTGCAGAGAAACGTAAAGAGCTTGCACACCATCATGCAGAGTTATTTAAGAAAGCAAATCCACGCTTTGATCATGCTAAGTTCATGAAGGCAGCTGGTGTTAACGAAGAAGTACAGATAGATGAAGTCTCTAAGTCAACATTAATGAGATACATCCCTAAAGCATCGAGAGATGTAGGTTCACACACTTATGCAGGTAAAGAAGCCGGTGAATGGGCAAGCCATTACACAAGAGCCGGTGACTGGTCTGCAGCAGAGAAACACTCTAAGAAGTCTTATGCAGACTTTAAGAAAGCAAACAAACGTATCGCAGGTATAGATACCGCAACTAAGAAACTTGGTACACAAAAAGAAGAAGTACAAGTAGACGAAGCGGCACACGTGTATGATACAAAGACTAATAAAGTGCATAGCAAACACGACACATATAATAAAGCTATCAAAGCTGCAGAGAAACTAAATAAAGAACATCCAGGTTATGATACACCTGGAAACCTTGTAAGAGATAAATTTGGTGTTAAACGTATAGATGAAGCTATCGCTAAGAAGTTACCAGTACAACATGCAGTTGATGCAGTACATGCTACATTAGGTCCTAAGTCAGCTACACGTTTCTTATCACACTTAACACCAGGTTCAGATAAGCATACTACATGGGATAAAGTAAACGATGCATTAGTAAAACAAGGTGTACAGACACATCACATCGCTTCTATTGCACAAAAGACATCTCGTATGAACGAAGAAGTTATTGACGAATCAAGAGGTCATAAAGTATTAGCTACATTCTTTAAGAACAGAGAAGTTGCACAAAGATCTTATCAAGGTAATCCTGCTAAAGATGCTGAAGTAGCTCAAGGCGGTGGTAGTCCAGCAGATCAAGGTATCGCTGCAGCTAAGGCTGACTATAAGAAGATGAACAAAGAGAACGTTAATCCAGCTCTGATGGCCATCCTTAAGAAGAGACAAGAAGCTCAAAAGAAAAAGCAAGAAGATAAAAAAAAAGTAAGTGAGGCAACGGCTCCAGCGGTGCATGCTGCTGAACCTAAAAAGACTAAGTCTACACCTAAGGAATATGCTAGCGCTACTATACCAGGTACAAAACGTGTAGCACATGCAAAGCCTGATGATAACGAAGTAGGTGGTGGTACTGCTACAAGGATTGCTGAAGATCAATATACGTCAGAGTATAAGATCAAGTCTTATGTAGATCCGGTTACTGGTGAGAATAAGACTAGAAAGATTAGACCTCATCGTATTAATTTTAAATCATCTAAGATGAATGCTGCACCAGCACAAATGACAGAGCCAACAAAAGTTACAGAAGATGATAAAGTATACGATGAAAAATGGAAAAAAGTTAAATTTACAGATTTTATAAAGGGAGCTAAGTAATGTTAAAGTTTAATGACTACTTAAAAGAGGCTGCATTGTCAGCTAAGCAAAAGAAGATCGCAGCGGTCGCTGGCGACAAAGACAAGATTGATGCTGCAGACTTAGCTGCTTTAAGAGCTGGTAAGAAACCTGTCGATGAAGCTAGTTGCTCTGGTAAAGATATGAAGAAAGAAGAGCTCGTTGGTAATCAACATAAGCTTGACAAAAATAAAAACGGTAAACTAGATGCTCATGACTTTAAGTTACTTCGTAAAGAAGCTAAAGACGGTTGGAGTAAAAATGATTCATTAGCTAAACCAATAACATCTAGTCAAGCTATGGCAGATCACTCTAAATACTTTAATAAAGTTACTAAATTAGATCCTAAAACGGGTGAACCTATTAAGAAAGATGTTAAAGAAGAAGTAGAAGAGTTAGACGAAGGCCGTGTTAAAGAACTTGCAATGGATCTTAAAGATATGAGTCATGACGAGTTCCATAAACGATATGGCAAACCTAAGTCTCATTTCGATCCTACAAACTTTAAGAAACCAGTAGAACCTGGTAAAGGTATGGATCGTGCTAAAGCTTTAGCTCAACGCGGTATGCAATCATTATCTAAAGAAGAAGTAGAACGTATCGAAGAAAAGTTATCACAGTTAGATGAGTTATCAAAGAATACTTTAGGTTCATATGTTAAACGTTCTGCTAATCAAGCTATTGTTAAGAGTTTAGCAAATCCTAAAGATGATTCTGATGACATGAAAACTATTGCTAAACGTGAAAAAGGTATTAATTTAGCAACATCAAAACTAGCTAAAGAAGAGACAGAACAAATCGATGAGTTATCAAAGAAGACTTTAGGTTCATATGTAAATAAAGCAGCTAAAGATTCACGTATCCATGGCCAAATAGCCACTGATTTTGAAAACACTGCTGATAAAGCTAGAAAGCAATCAAAGAAAGATTCTTTTGAAAGATTAAACAGAAAATATTTAGAAAAATCATGGAAGCGTGAAGATGGTATTGCTAAAGCTGTAGGTAAATTAACTAAAGAAGAAGTTTCAGCTGAGATGTCACCATATCTAAAAGCTACGCTTAAAGTTATGGACGAAGGTAAGATCGATAACCTTAGAGATGCACAGAAGTTAAGAAGAGATACACAATCAGCATATGAAAAAGATTACAAACCAGACACAAGTCATCCGCATATCCAAGTAGTTAAAGGTAGTGCGTATGGCGGTGCGAACCAAAAAGATGATGAAGGTGATGAGAAGCCTGATGAAACAAAAGAGAAAAAAGGTCGTGGCAGACCTACTGGATCTAAATCAGGTGCTAGACAAAAAGGTGGTGGACATGAAGACGGCGGTATTCCTGTGCATAACTTAAACTTGCCAAAATCATATAAATAGATAAAAATTAAGGAGTAATAAAATGGCTTTATGGGGAAAAACAGATACTTTAGCTTCGGCTCCAAAGTATGTAACAAGAAAGGCGGTATTCGATGCGCAAGCTAAAGTTAGCTCAGCGAACGATACTATCGACCTAACAGATGCAAATACAAACTTTTCAACTGGTGACGGTGTTGTTTACACTGGTGCTAGTGGTATTGGTTTAACACAAGGTACAGCATACTATGCGATGAGACAAACAGATAACACTATTAAGCTTGCTACTACAGAAGCTGGTGCTAAAGCTGGTGCTACAGGCATTAACCTAACAGCTGGCGCTACTGGTGCTATCGGTTACCTACAACGTAACACAGAAGGTAACGAAGCTACTGGTGCATCAGGTGCTACTGGCTCTTCACTACAATTCTCACCAGCTGGTGACCATGTTTACAACGGCCGTGACCTATACTTCATCGATGCTGATGAAGCACAACAAGCTGAAAACATTGCACGTGGCCTTAAAGTACCAGGTTGGACAAACTATCGTTCATACACTGATTCTAATGGTAACGTTAGACATAAATCAGAAGTATTAATTGCTATGGGTGCTTATACTGGTGCTACAGGTTCTGGTACATTCCAAGCTCAAACTGGCGATGCTTCAGATGATACAGTATTAGTTGATGGTACTATCACAATTGGTACACAACCATTAAGTCAATCTAAAGTTGCTGGTTCTCTATTAGCTAACAAAGGTGTATTCACTGTTGTTGCTACATTGGCTGGTGCTGGTTCATTGACATACCAATGGCAAGTACAAGAGTCATCAGAATCTGGTGCTACTTGGACTAACGTATCACGCGGTACTGGTGGTACAACAGCTACTTACACAACAGGTAATACTCAAGTTGCAGCTTCAGCTTCAGTTGATTCAAACGGAGACAAATATCGTGTTATCGTTTCTTCAACTGGTTCTACAAGCGTAACATCATCAACAGCAGTATTAACAGTAACAGCAAGCTAACTAAGTGGGGGAGGTTAACTCCCCTTCTTTTAATATGAATCAAATGTTGACAGAAGATAATTTTTTGACCTATGCGATGCATCATTACGACAATAGCCAATGCTATTCGTTGGAAGAGTTTAATGATGACTTGAAAAGGTTTCTTTACTTGAAGAAGTTATTCAATAGGTATAAGAGCGAGGCTGACTTAAAACAAAACCTCATCTTAAACCATTTAATAGTCATATATAATATATTCGGCGAACACGCCACTAATATGTTATTCTTTAAGATAGAAGAAGAGTATTGGGACACACTAATAACTTTCTTAGTATTCCTTAACAGGATGCCAGAAGAAGTGACTCAATATAATATAAAGTTATCAGAAGTTGAATTAGACAATCATATAATACAAACACTTAGGAAGATATAATGTCGCAAATAGTAGACAATTTAATAGCTTACAGAGTACTCACTATGTTGGTTAAGCCCTTCAGCGAGACTGATGCCTATAGACTTGGCATCATCGATAATAAAGGAAAAAATCTCATAAAGCCTTCTTCGCTCTCTACTACAGAAGAGAAGAGTGCATACACGTTCCTACATCGACTAGTCTTTAATATGAAGAAGATAATCAACAAACTGCCGGGTGGAGAAAGCAAGTTAAAGAGTGTCATATCTGCATACTTCTTGATAAGAGAGTATTACGAAAAGAATGATAGATCAACTTCAATGATGGAACAAAAGTTTCATAAACTAATGGAGACTGATGCTATCTTAGCAGAAGAATCTATATTAGTAGAGAAGTTTATTAAGAAGATCGAAGAAGAGGGTGAAGGAGCTCCAGCAAACGTAACAGGTGCAGGAGTTTCAACAGACATCCCGTTACCTAAGAAGAAAGATCTTGATAAGTATAAACAGACGAACCAAGCTGGTGTAGTGTCGATGGCTCGTCGTAATAATAAGGTGATGTAATATGTGGTTATTGAATATTATACCCGATAGTATATTGTACGGGTTTATCTTATCTGTAATGGGTATTGGTGCAGCGCTATTTGTATTTGGTACATTTACTGTATTCCTTCCATTAGTTAAAACGTATGGATTATTAATGAGGACAGTTGGTATCATCTTACTCATTGGAAGCGTATATCTATATGGTGGATATGGTACTGAAATGAAGTGGAGAGCTGAAGCTGCCAAACTTAAGGCAGACATGGACCGTAAGGTAGCATTGTCAGAAAAGAAGTCAAAACAAATAGTAACTAAATATGTAGTACAAACAAAGGTAATCAAGGAGAAGGGTGATGCAATTAAGAAGTTATCTCAACATGTTAAAGAAGCTGATGCTAAGTGCATTGTGCCTAAGTCTTTTGTCTTGCTCCACGATTCTGCCGCAAAAAATGAAGTTCCCGACACCTCCGCAGGAGTTAATGGTTCCGCCTCCAGAACTAATCTCTCTACCATCGGAGAAACAGTAACAATTAACTATAACAACTATCATCAGTTAAGTGAGCAATTAAAAGCGTTACAAGACTGGGTATCATCACAAGAGAAAATCTATAATGGCAAATAGTAACGAGTTAGAACAATTAGAACGAATAGTTCTTAAGTTAGATGATTCAATTGATAAGTTAACAGAGGTTTCTGCTAACATTAGTAAATTACTAGCCGTACAGGAACAGCGTATGAATACAATAGAAAAAGATACAGATAGGAATCAAGATGATATCCGTCATTTGTATAGCAAACTTGATTCAGTATCTAAAGCTTTAACAGATAAGATGGATGAATCAATGAAGAATTCATCTGCTGGCCATGATCGCATTGAGAAAGCTTTCGAGCTTAAAGTACAAGAAGTTAATAAAAGATTAAATGCATTAGAAGCATGGCGTTGGTTGGTTATTGGGGGCGCGATTGTAATCGGTTGGTTTGTTAATAGATTCTTTAAATGAACTATACGCAATATATCACTGAATTAAAACTTCAACTGCAATACCATTCTGAGTTGAATCCTAAACTATGGGATGATTTCCAATTAAAATCTCAAGTAAGAGACAAACTACTTCAGTTTGCAGAAGTGTGGAGAGAATTTGCTAAAATACCTAAAAACGCTGTCAAAGAAGTTATCCTTCTCGGGGGAAACGCTAATTACAATTATACTGATATGTCTGACCTTGACGTACATTTGGTCGTTGACAAGTCTTTAATTGCTAAAGATAATCCATTATTAGATGACTACCTACAAGACAAAAAACAAATGTGGACGATGGCTCATAAGATAACCATCCTTGGATATGGACTAGAACCATACGCACAAGATGAGTCTGTACAATACCCAAAGAATCAAGGCGTATATTCATTAACAAACAATGAATGGATCTGCAAACCAGTATTCATTGGTGATGAGATGATTAAGGACCCATACCTTAAGAAAAAGGTTAAGTTCTATATGCATATGATAGATGACATGATTAAAAACCATGTAGACCTTGACACAGTAAAATACTTCAAAGAAAAACTTAGAGACATGAGAGGTGCTGCCATTAAACGTGGTGGAGAGTTTTCTTTCGAGAACCTAGTCTTTAAAGAACTACGCAACCAAGGATACTTAGATAAACTATCCGCCTATCAAAGAACTAATCAAGATCAAGAATTGAGTTTATAATTGTACTTTAATTAACGCCTGAGGTATAATACATTATGAAGTATTTTGATATCAAGTGGATCTCCACTGCCCTTTTTATATTCTGCGGAACATTAGTAGCTTTGAAGCTACCATATATGCAATATGCCTTTCCAGGCTTTATCATAGCCCATGGTATATTGGCACACCACTTCTATAGAGTACATCCAAATAAACCATTATTGATTCAAAACATCTATTTCTTTTTCTTAAACACTGCAGCCAGTTACATTTGGCTATTCAAAGGATAATCATGACATTTAAACCATTAGGCAAGAAAGTATTAGTAGCAGAAAATAAGCGCGAGAGTCAAACAGCTTCAGGTATTATACTTGAAGGGACCCAGGGCCTAGGAGAGTCAAAGACTGGTACTGTGATGGCAATCGGCCCAGAGGTGACCCAAGTGCAGGTGGGAGACAAGATCCTATTGGAATGGAATAAAGCCGCAGTAACTACTGTAGATGGCGCGCAACGTGTAATCATCTTAGAAGAAAACATCGTAGCAGTATTAGATAATTAATGTACTTTAATTGAGTTGTATTATATAATGGGTCTATGTTATACATTGATGCAAAATACGTAGGTCAAATCTCCTACAAACTCCGCAACTTTAAAAAGAAGAATGACTACTATTGGAACTTTAGTTGTCCGATATGTGGTGACTCCAAGAAGAACGAACTCAAAGCTCGAGGCTTTGTCTATAAGAACCAAGACAGACTAGTCTATAAGTGTCATAACTGTGGTGTATCCACATCTATCGGCGGGTTATTAAAGCAACTTGATCCGTTAGTCTATAATGAGTATGTGTTAGAACGCTATAAAGAAAATACTTCTAAACACATGCCTCATGCTAATGTCAAAGAAGTGGTACCAGAGATTGCACCTGAAATAAGCACTGATCTTGTAAAAGCTGGTGCACAGTCTATACAATCTAATCAAGAAGCATTACAATACGTGATGTCTCGTAAGATCCCAGCTGAACGCTGGAAAGATCTATATTATGTGCCTAAGTTTAAAGAGTTTGTTAATAACCTTAAGTATACATTTCCCGATACAACATACGATGCACCAAGATTAATCATCCCATTCTTTGATGAAGACGGTAAGTGCATAGCGTTTCAAGGCAGAGCATTCGGCAAAGAGATGCCTAAGTATGTGACCATCAAGCTTAATGAGAAGAAAGAAAAGATCTATGGCCTTGATCGCATGGATCATAACAAACGAATCTATGTAACAGAAGGTCCTATCGATTCTATGTTTATCCCTAATGCTATCGCTGTCGCTGGTGCAGGGTTCGATACTAAGTTCATCGATGCTATCAAAGATAATGCTACATTGATAATGGATAATGAACCAAGGTCTAAAGAGATTACCAAGTTTATTGAGAAGCTTATAGATAATAATTATACAGTATGTCTATGGCCAGATACCATACAAGAGAAAGATATCAATGAGATGGTATTAGCGGGAAAACCTATAGAGTCAATCATGAATACTATAAATACAAATACCTTCCAAGGCATGGAAGCTAAATTGCAATTTACTCAATGGAGAAAGTGTTGAAAGTATTAATCACAGGAGTTACTGGTTATATTGGCTCTCACCTAGCAAAGGTGTTATATGAAGCAGGTCACCACATCGTAGGTCTAGATTTAGAATGGAAGAAGCATAATGATGTAAGTAGATACTGTCATCGCATCCTTATCAAAGACGTTACAAAGCACATATGTGATGAAGACTACGATGTCATCGTTCATCTTGCTGGATTAATTCAAGTAGAAGAAAGCGTTGCACACCCCACAAAGTACTACTCAACAAATCTTGGTGGTACTGTTAACATGTTAAGACAAAATGTTAATGGAGACCCTCACTTTATATTTGCATCTACAGCTGGAGCATTTGATGCACAGTCACCGTATGCAAGGTCTAAGCTAGCAGCAGAAGACGTTATCAAAGAAAAATCAAAGAACTATACTATATTTAGATTCTTTAACGTAGCAGGTTCTGATGGTATGCATAGACAAGTTGGTAGAGCATCACACTTAATTCGCATCGCTGCTGAAGCTGCAGCTGGTAAACGAGACTATATGTCAATTTATGGAGAAGACTATGATACACCAGATGGTAGTTGTGTTAGGGATTATATCCACGTTGTGGATCTTGTTAACGCTATTCGTGATACGATTAAGCATGGTGCCTTTAACACGCCATATGAATGTATTGGTTCGGGCCAAGGCTACTCGGTCAAAGAAGTAGTTAAGGCCATGAAAGATGTTACAAATCAAGACTTTACGGTAAAGATGGCGGGTCGTAGAGATGGAGATCCAGCTTCTTTAGCAATTGATAATCAATTCAATCTGTTGCATCCACAATATCAACTAAAAGATATGTGTCTGTCGGCATATAATATTGAGAACAGAAAGGTATAAATATGAAAATAGGTTTCACTGCTTCTACCTTTGATTTATTACATGCTGGTCATATAAGTATGTTAAGGGAAGCAAAAGAGAATTGTGATTACCTAATATGTGGTCTTCAGATCGACCCTTCTGTTGATAGACCAACTAAGAACTCACCTATCCAAACAATAGTAGAGAGACAAGTACAGCTATCAGCAGTTAAATATGTTGATGAGATCATAGTATATAGGACTGAGCAAGATCTAGAAGATATACTTGAGATGTATCATATAGATATAAGAATACTCGGTGATGAATACAGAGACAAAGACTTTACAGGTAAAGACATCTGCAAGAAACGTGGTATCCAACTCTACTTCAATAAGAGAGACCATCGCTTCTCATCATCTGAGCTAAGAAGACAAGTAATAGATAAATCTAAAATTTAATTGGAGTAATAATGACTGACGAAGTCCACGGTATTAAGGTAGACTATTCACGCGACTCATTGTTCGATGAGTTAGGAATGATTAGGTTAAAAGAGTCATACATGGCAGACGGTGAAGTAAGTCCTCAAGAAAGATTTGCATTCGTATCAAGCAAATTCGCAACAGACAAATTTCATGCACAAAGATTATACGAGTATAGCAGTAAGCATTGGTTGTCATATGCTACTCCTATCCTTTCATTTGGCAGATCCAAACGAGGATTACCTATATCATGTTTTTTAAACTTTATTGAAGATACGGCCGAAGGCCTAGTGGAGAATTTAAGTGAGACTAATTGGTTATCTATGCTTGGGGGTGGTGTTGGTATTGGCTTTGGAATCAGGTCTGCTGATGATAAGTCTACTGGCGTTATGCCTCATCTTAAAATGTATGATGCTAGCTCTCTTGCTTATCGTCAAGGCCGTACTCGTCGCGGCAGTTATGCTGCTTACTTGGATATTTCACACCCTGACATTCTAATGTTCCTTGAGATGCGTAAGCCTACAGGTGACCAGAACATGCGTTGCTTGAACTTACATCATGGTGTAAACATTCCTGATGCATTCATGGAGATCATTGAGAACTGCATGAAAGATCCTGACGCAAATGATGATTGGGAATTAAGAGACCCACATTCAGGTGAATTAAGAGAAACTGTATCTGCAAAAGAATTATGGCAAAAGCTATTAGAACTACGTATGACTACAGGAGAACCATATCTACACTTCATTGATGAGTCTAATAGAAAGATGCCTCAATGGTTAAAAGACAAAGGTTTGAAGATACACCAATCTAACCTATGTTCAGAGATTATTCTACCTACTAATGAGAAGAGGACAGCTGTTTGTTGTCTATCTAGTTTAAACTTGGAGTATTATGATGATTGGAAAAATGATAAACTTTTTCTTAAAGATGTTGCAGAGATGTTGGATAATGTGTTACAATATTTTATTGACACTGCTCCTTCTAGTATTAAGCGTGCTCGTTATTCTGCTTCTCGTGAGCGGAGCATTGGCATTGGTGCTCTTGGCTGGCATGCTTTGCTTCAGCGAAAAAACACTCCCTGGGAGAGTGCGATGGCAACCGGACTTAACAAACAAATCTTCAACCACATTAGATCAAGCCTTGATAAAGCAAATCAACAGTTGGGTAAAGAACGTGGCGAAGCTCCCGATGCCGAAGGTACTGGAAACCGTTTTTCTCATCTTATGGCTATTGCTCCCAATGCTAGCTCTTCTATTCTTATGGGAAATACATCTCCATCTATTGAGCCATTCAGAGCTAATGCCTACCGCCAAGATACTCTATCAGGATCTCACTTACACAAGAACCAATATTTAGATAAAATTATTAAGGAAAAAGCTAATGATAAATATGATGAGATTTGGTCTTCGATTATTGCAAATGATGGTTCAGTTCAACATCTGGATATACTTGACGATTGGACCAAAGATGTGTTCAAGACTTCTATGGAGATTGACCAACGATGGGTGGTCCAACATGCGGCAGATCGTCAAGAGTACATCGACCAAGCACAAAGCTTAAACGTATTCTTTAGACCTGATAGCAATATCAAGTATGTTCATGCAGTACATTTCCAAGCGTGGAAACAAAAACTAAAAACAATGTATTATTGCAGATCTGATAAGATCGCTAAGGCCGACAAAGTATCTAAACGTATTGAACGTGAAGTCATCGCTGAGATTGATTTAAAAGCAATGACCGAAGGTGAAACATGTTTAGCTTGCGAAGGTTAATTAAAAGGGGAAATATGAAGAAGTTATTAGTACTAGCATTATTAGCATTTGCGTCAGTAGCATCAGCAAATGATATCGATACAAAGTGTAAGCAGCATGTAATCTATGGTGCACCAGTTAAAGCTGAAGGTAATAACCAATACCTATGTCGTACAGCTTATGCAGTAAATTATAACTATAGCACAAAGGTTGCATTCTATGCAGTAGAACATATTACTGTACAAAACCTTACTAAAACTGCTGCACGTAAAGATGACTTTAGAGAAGATCCAGAAGTACCTGTGCAACACAGAGCAACATTAGCAGATTATACTGGTATGGGTTTTGATCGTGGGCATGTTGCTCCTGCAGCGGATATGACGTTTGATGCTAAGGCAATGTCTGAATCATTCTATTTAACTAATATGATGCCTCAAGTTCCTGGTAATAATCGTGGAATTTGGAAATACCTTGAAGAAAATGTTAGGTACTGGGTACAAGTTAAAGGTGAAGTGTATGTGATTACTGGTACTTTATTTGAAGGTCAACCAAAGATGATGAATAAGGTATCTATCCCATCTCATGTATATAAGATAGCGATCGACCCTAAATCTGGTAAACAAATCGCGTATCTATTCCCTAATGAAAAACTAGATCCTAAGTTAATTGATAATTATGCAGTGTCTGTTGCATCTATCGAACAAAAGACTGGTATCAATTTCTCACCAACATTAACAAACAATGCAGCAGAAAAAGCTGTATTAAAATTGAAAGACTTTTAATATGTCACATAAACTAACTGACACACGAGAATATTTTAAGCCATTCAATTATGCATGGGCTTATGATGCATGGTTAAAACATGAACAAGCACATTGGCTTCATACAGAAGTTCCTATGGCAGAAGATGTAAAAGATTGGAAGAAGAAATTAACTAAGGAAGAAAAACTATTCCTTACTAATATCTTTAGGTTCTTTACACAAGGCGACATAGACGTTGCAGGCGGATATGTTAAGAACTATCTACCATATTTCCCACAACCCGAAATACGAATGATGTTGATGGGTTTTGCAGCACGCGAAGCATTACATATCGCAGCTTACTCTCATCTTATTGAAACATTAGGTATGCCTGAATCAACTTATAACGAATTCTTGGAATATCAAGAGATGAAGGATAAACATGATTATGTCACCGAACTTAGTTCTAAGAATGGAGATCTTTCTAGTACTGCTACTCATATTGCTGTGTTTTCGGCATTTACCGAGGGGATGCAGTTATTCAGTTCTTTCATTATGCTTCTTAACTTTCCTCGCCACGGTCTTATGAAAGGTATGGGTCAGATCGTTACATGGTCAATCGTAGATGAAACCATGCATGCTGAGAACATGATTAAGTTATTTAAGACATTCATCAAAGAGAACAACGAGATCTGGAATGATGATTTGAAGGGTCGCATATATACTATAGCAGAAAAGATGGTGCAACTTGAAGATAAGTTTATTGACTTATGTTATCAAGGTGCTAATATGAGGGCGTTAGAGCCAGAAGATGTTAAACAATATATTCGTTACATCGCTGATAGACGACTCATCTCATTAGGATTAAAAGGTATTTTTAAAGTTAAAAAGAACCCACTACCATGGGTGGAGGAGATGATTAATGCTCCTGTACATGGTAACTTCTTTGAGAACCGTGTGACCGACTATGCAAAAGGTGCACTCAAAGGTTCATGGGAAGACGTATGGGGAGGAGCCCAATAATGGCAACAAAATATTTTCACTGTGACAACTGTGAATCAACAGGTAAAGTAACCGTTAAGACGAACGATGTTACAATAGAAGATATTGTGTTTTGCCCAGTATGTGGTGCAGATATCTTTGAAGAAGATGAAGACGATCACGAATGACATGGTATTACAAAGGTGAGCCAGTTGAAGAGATTGATGAGAAGTATACAGGATTTGTATACATCATTACCAATACTGTATCAGGTAAAGCATACATAGGCAAGAAGTTATCTAAATTCTCTAAGACTAACATTAAAACAGTTACTCTTAAGAATGGTAATAAAAAGAAAAAGAAGATCCGCAGTAAGATCGAGTCAGACTGGAAGACGTATTGGTCTTCATCAAAAGAAGTTATTGAAGATGTCAAGACATTGGGAGAGGATAAGTTTAAACGGGAAATCCTAATGTTTTGTTTATCTAAAGGGACAGCCTCATACTTTGAGGCAAAGTTCCAGATGCAGAATGAAGTGCTTGAGCATCCTGATATGTGGTATAATGGTATCGTTAATTGTAGAGTACATAGAAGTCATATTAAGTACGAATGAAAGAGAAATCAAACTTAGCTAAAGGTGTACATAGTTATGATGTCACCATTGGTGGTACTCTTATTCCTTTCTTTAATAGAAACACATCAGAGTATCCAACAGAAGCTGGTTCAGTTAGCTTTGAATTAGTACCTGTTACGCAACAAAAAGATATAATGATTAACCATGCTAGGATGTATGCTCAGCAAGAGTATGATCGTATCATGGAATTAGTAAGTGTACTACAAAAGCAAGCAGATAGTATTAAAAGAAGGTTAGAAGTCACTGATGCAGTACATTCTGCAGAATATCAGTTTATACCAGTTATGGGCCAAGCTTATTGGTTAGCCTGGAATAAACGTAAAGATCAGATGATACTAATTCATGAAGGACCTAATGATTGGTCCGCAGGTGCACCAACAGATTATGTTTATCAAATACAAGTGAAATATATGGGAGATCATACGTGGATGGAACTATGAATAGATTATGCGGTTTTATATTAGTAATATTATCAGCAGCATGTTTATATGTTGCAGTGTTATCTCAATTTCAAGTAACAGAATATGAAGGTAAGTTAAAGTCATTTGAAGTATTACTTAATGAAACTAATGAGAAGAATCAAAGTCTACACGAAGAAGACTTAATAATCTTAAGACTAATACAAGAACAAAATAAACTTATTAAAGCTCAAGACGATAAGATCCGTATTCAAGATGCTAATATCGCAGAA